CGCGCGATGAATAGCGTGCCTTTATTTATCGGAAACGACGATAACAATCGACCAATATACAGTATGAATTTTGATTGCGTAGTTCGGCCTTAACGGTGCGACTGCGCTTTTTTATTTTGAGGAGGGAAAATAAATGGCGGGAATTAACGTACCTATTGGCCCAGCGAAAGTCGAGTTTGACGAAGCAGCAAACCTTGTTACTTTCGACATTACAAAGGGCGGAATTCAGTTTAAAGCGACAACTAATAAGCAAGACATCACCGTCGACCAATACGGAGACACTCCGGTTAAGTCGATCATGAAAGGGCGTACTTGCGAAGTAACCGTTCCTTTCGCATTACAAGACCTCGAAAAATTATCGAAGGTTATTCCGAATTCAACTTTCACAAAGAGCGGCACTGCACCGAACGAAAAGAAGAAGCTCGTTGTTAAAGCGCAAGCCGGCACAGACTTACTTGCCTTAGCAAAGAAACTCGTAATTAAACCGACCGATGCAAGTGCTACGGCCAATGATTGGATTACTATTCCGTTAGCAGGCGCAATCGCTGATCCTGAGTACACGTATGATTCAGATAATGAGCGTATTGTAAATATTACTTTCGTAGGCTATCCGGATATGACTACCGGCGAGCTTTACATTCTAGGCGATACTACTACGCCATAACAATGACGGCGGGCTCCTTCGGGTTGCTCGCCTTTTATTTTTAACGGAGGTGCGATTATGTTTAATCGCTTTAAATCGAAAATTACAACGCTTAATGAGAACGAAATGCATCTCGGCGACAAGCGTGTGAAAATAGAAAAGTTAACCATCGTAAAGTGGCGGCAGTTATTCGAGACAGTCGATAAATTGCCGGGCTTAATCGTGCAGGTATTATCTGCGCCAAAAGAGGACTTTTATACTTACGTAATTACAGCGCTCGACCTGGCGTTTGAAGAGGTGGCGCAAATCATATCGGTGCTTAGCGGATTAGACGTCAAGTATATCGAGGAAAACGTCGGCGTTGACGAGTTGTTCGAATACTTATTCCGGACAGTCAAGCGCAATCGCTTGGAAGACGTCGCAAAAAACGTGAAGAGCCTTCTTCCGAAAGTTCAGTAGCGGACGAAGGCGAAAAGACTACGCTAGATGACTTTTTACTTGATGTCGCCATAATACTTGGCGTTTCGCAGGTCGAATTAGAGATCGGTTATTATATGGTCGACTTGCCGGCGTTACTGAAGGCTAAGCGGAAGCATGACGCAGCGAATCTGTTAAATGAAATGCTTACGGCGCTCGCAACGAATAATCGGGCTATGGAGGACGCTGAGCAGAAGAAGTATATCGCCGGACTCAATAAGGAGATGGGCATAAAGCAATCGAATAAATTTGACCGTGCTAAGTTCGAGGAGCTTCGAGCGATGACGAACGCACGATAGAAAGGAGGAAAATGAATGGCAGATGTGGGCGAAATACGCGCACGATTGGTGCTTCAGAGCGATCAGTTCAACCGAGGGATGCGTGATGCACGCGGTCAAATGGAGCAAACCGGGCGTACTGCGCGGTCAATAGGTAACGATATGGATACCATTTCTCGCGCGGGATTGGGGCTTGGAGCGGCCGTTGGAGCAGCTTTTGGCGCGTCCGTAACAGCGGCAGCAAATTTCGAGTCTAGCATGGCGAAAGTCAAGGCGATAACCAATTCGACAGACGATCAATTCGCGCAATTAACTGATGCGGCGAAGAAAATGGCGGCGGACTCCGTGTTTGGTGCGGACCAGGTTTCGCAAGCGATGTACAATCTAGGTTCTGCGGGATATGACGCGAATAAGATTATTGAAACTATGCCTGGCTTGCTTAACTTAGCAGCGGCGGCACAAACGGATTTAGGCACGGCGGCAGAGATTACTACTTCAATTATGAGTGGATTCGGTATTGAGGCAGGCAGAGCGGCAGAAGTTGCGGATGTATTGGCTCAAGCCGCGAATAGCAGTAACAGTAGCATACCGGATTTGGGAGAAGCTATGAAGTATGTCGGACCAGTCGCAAAGACTCTCGGACTATCCCTCGAACAAACGGCGTCTGCAATCGGGCTACTCAGTAACGTAGGTATTAAGGGAAGCGAGGCCGGCACGTCGTTACGAGCGAGTTTGCTTGCGCTCATTAATCCGTCGAAAGAATCGCAGAAACTTATGGATAGACTCGGAATTAGCGTAACGGATGCGCAAGGTAAGATGAAGTCATTGCCGGATTTACTCGGACATTTTGGCGAAAAGTTAAAAGGGATGACTCAGGCGCAAAAGGCGGCAACAGTGTCGCAATTAGTTGGCACCGAAGCGGCCAGCGGTTTTTTATCGTTAATTGACGCGGGGCCACAACAGTTAAATGACTTCGAAAAGGCGCTAAAAAATAGCGGAGGAACTGCGAAGAAAGTAGCAGATACGCAAATGAATACGCTTAAGGGTAAAGTGGAGGAATTCAAAGGAGCGCTCGAAAATGTCGGAATCGAAATAGGCGAAGACTTCCTTCCGGTACTAACTGACCTTGCGAAAAAGCTTGCGGACTTTCTTTCTTCGTTTGACTCAAAAGACCTTGCGAATTTGAAGGCAGGGCTATCATTTGGTGGGACTGTTGCCGGAATATTAGCGGCTGCTGGTGGGTTAGGCAGACTTGCGTTTGCGGTGAGAGGGTTATTGATGGCGATGGGGCCTGTCGGTTTTGCTATCGGTGGACTGGCGTTAGTGGCTGGCGCAATCGCAGGAATAGTCGTGAAGAATAAGGAAATGGAAAAGGCTCGTCTCAAGAATATCGAGACAGGATTCAAGGAGGTTAATGCGTTAGACGACAGCATTAAAAAGTACGACGCTTTAAGATCGAAATCAAAACTAACTAATGATGAGTTCGCTCGATACCTTGACATCCAAACAGAACTTAAGCGGACCAGCGATCCGTATGCTATCACCAGGCTTAAAGATGAGATGGCAAAATTGCAAGATAAGAGCGGCTTATCGAATAAAGAACTTTCGGATATGGTCGGCTTGAATGATGATTTAATTAAAAAGGTGCCTGAATCTACGAAAAAGATAACGGATCAGGGCAATGCAGTCCTCGAAAACACCAAAAAATTGAAAGAATTCAACAATGCAAAACTGCAAGACCTTTACGATAAGTTGGATTTAGAAAGACTAAAAAAGGAAACTGAATACAAGGAATTATTAGAGAAAGAAAATAATCTAATAAAAGACCGAAAGAAAGAAGAAGAAAATCTTCAGACTCTTATCGGAAAGAGAAAAGATGCGATAACTAAGCAGAAGGATGAGGAGAAAATCCTCAACGATATGCTCAAGGAACGTTCGAAGTATTCAGACGCTGAAATTCAGCAACAACAAACGAAGGTCGGACTTGCAAAAACAGATGTCGGTCTAGCTCAAGAACGGATAGAAAAGCAAGCAGGTATTATCCAGGGCACAGACACAGAACTCGAAAAAACTCGCGAAAAGCTAAAGAAACTCGAAGATGTACGGCAGCAAATGGCGCAGATAGTCATAAAGCAAGAAGGATTAACGTCTGAAAAGGGTAAAGAACTTCAAGCAATTGACGGAGCAATCGGCAAGCTCAAGGCGCAAAAGGCTGAACTCGAAAAAAATACGACGCCAGCGCAGCGTATGACTGCCGAGTATAAAGAATCGGTTTCTGCCATCGATCAGCAAATCGGAAGGCTTCAAACTGCGAAGACTCGCGTTGAAGAGATTACCGGAAAAGCTACGGCTATGAATGCGGAGTTAGGTAAGGGGATTACAAAAACCGTCACCATTCAGACGAGGGGAGACACGAGTAGTACTTGGATGCGGAATAAAATTGACCCGGACTTCAATCGTCATACAGGCGGAACATTCCCTCGGAAGTTACACGTCGGAGGAAACGCAGCACAATTTTTCGCCAATGCTCCGAATCATAACGAAGTAGACGTTCGTTTACTTCGCAATGAAATGGTGCTTACAGAGGCGCAACAAGCGAACTTATTTAGAATGCTTGACGCAGGAATTACTAACGGAGGCCGTCAAAAAGTTGTGGCGGAAACGGATCCTTCGCTTATTAAGGCGATTGAAAGCGTGGCAAGTCGTCCGGCTATCGTAGTTATGGACGAGAGGGAAGTCGGCCGAATAGTCGAGCCTCACGTCACGGAAGTGCAGGCGTTTAAACAAGATAGAAAGGGGCGGTTTTAAATGCTCGAACTCGGAAACGGATTTACATTTAACTCCGTTCGCAAGGATTACGTATTAACCATCGCAAAGAAACGTCAATATTGGGCGCCCGTAAAACGTTCTTATTTAACGATACCAGGACGTCCGGGCGCCTTTTTAGATTCGACCGAGACGGATATTCGCACGATAGAAATTGACGTCATGGTTTCGGCAGAGAGCGCGGACGACTTGCGTAAAGTTGCCGAAGACTTCGCCGATTGGCTGATTACCGACGATCCGGCCGAACTTATTTTTGACGATGAGCCAGATCGTATTTACTACGCAGTCGTTGACGGCACGTTTAGTCCTGACGAGATTGTTATGCATGGCAGCGGAACGATTACGTTTATTTGTCCGGACCCTTATAAATACGGACCGGAAGAAACGGTCGAGCCAAATACTGAGACAGTTTCAACGAATTTTGTGGGTAAAATTGCCGGAAGCGTTGTCGAAAACGGTCATACCATTGAGTACACGGCGGCCAGTACGCTAAGCAGTCCGTCTTCATTTAGCGCAGAAGGAACGCAAGGGTACTACGATGCTGTAAAAACATTAGACGGATCTTTGTTCTCGGCGGGCACTACAACGTCCGGAACCATGCGTCAGGTTCTATTCACATTCGATATATTCAAAACATTGACCGACAAATATGGCGCTGATATTTGGCAAGGGAAGACGGCTGCTGCTGACAAGTTAGTCTTGGCGAAAACGTATATCACGGGATGGACTCTTAACTGGTACGGCTACGGCTCGAGTCCGTCGGGGAACAAGGTGTCATTAAGCGTTTGGAGTCCCGGCAGCTCTACGTGGGGAACAACCAAGACGCACAGTAACGGCACCGTGACAAATCTGAA